GCCGTAAGTGGCGGACATGGTGTTCGCACGCGTCGGGTACGGGTCGTCAGCCCGTCCCGTCATCGCATAGTTGACAGCCATTTGTTACCTGGGTGCTTGGGGTACGGCCATGTTGGCCTGCGGGGGCTGTCGCCGGCCACCGCCCTGTCCGCTGATAGCCCGTACAAGGTCTTCGATCTTTATCACTGGTGGCCTGCCGCCACCCATCGGGGGCCTGCCACTCGGTGGGCCGGCACCCATCGGGCGTTGCCGACCGCGAGCGCCCCGCGCCATCCGCTGTGGGCCACCTCTTCCACCGCCCTGGCCAGCCATGAGTTGCGCCATCAGCATTTGCAGCAACTGGGGGGGTATCTGCCCCTGCGGGCGCATTCCCCCTCGGGGGCGCGGACGCATCTGATCTCTGAATGGCAGATCAGGAATGTTGAACTGGCGCTGACGCCCGAAACCTCGCTGCCCTGGATCCATCGTCGCCATCAGAACCTGCTCTCCCTACGCCCAGAGTCCTGGCATGTTCGACACCAAAACCTTCTTAGTGGCACTTCCATCCGTGTCGTAGATCACGACATAGTCGCCCGTAGCAACGGTTGCCCCGAGAGCTGTCAGATTGCTCGCATCTACAGTAAGTCCAATCGCTCCACTCGATCCCCCGCCAGCCAAACCGCTGTTCGCGGCAGTTGTGACAGCGGTGATGTCCCCAGTGGGAACCTGATCTATTCTCTGAGTAATCCTTGAAGGCATACCCGCTCCTAACCGAAGTAAGTAACATCGACCGTGCTGTCAGACGACACCCGAATAAACTTCACATCGGACAAATCGTCCTCATACAAGTCCAAAACTGAATACGGATTCAAATAATGTCCCACACTCGCCGTGGGAGTACCCCAACGAACCCTGATGGGTTCCGCACCATTGGTAACCATTGCCGCCACAGCCCCAGTCGCAGCAGTAATACCAATGGCGGTACTGGATACCGCGACCTGCTCGTCACCCAGGGCCGACCCGTACTCTGCTGCTGATCTCCTAATACCCATGTTTCTCCTACGGCTCCAAAGCCGCGACCCGTGCTTCCAGGTCGGCTAGTTTCTCTGCGATCTTTCGCAGCTCGTACTCAATAGAACGGCGATCTTGTCCCAACATTTTGTGTGTCGGCTTATAGACAACAGCCATTACGCCGCACTCTGTTCCGCATGCCACTCCAAGTGACGATGCTGCCATTCGCGCACAGAGCGAATATCTTTACTGATTTCGGAAATGTCAGTACCGATGGCGTCGAGGCGAACCTGATTCGCTGCGTGCTGCGCCGTGTTCTCACGACGGTACTTGGATGCGACTACCGCGAAGACGCCGCTTATGAGAGCGGCGGCTACCAGTCCTGCGAAGCCGATCCATTCCATCAGGAGCAACCGCTCGTTTCACCGCACATGGGGCACACCAGACATGAGCCTGCGCGTTGCATGGGCGCTGCACAAAAAGGGCACGCCGTACCACCTGTTTGTATAGTGCAGGCGGGGGCGGGGGTTTCTAACACAGTTTCGGTCATCCAGTAATCTCCACCCATGAGGTCGTCGCCTCGTCCCAGTCGTAGAACGGATGATCGGTGGGCATCGGCGTCGGGGGCTGCCAGACGTAGTTCTCGTCCAGCGACCATGACCCGTAAGGCTGTAGAGCGGCGAAGCCCGTACCGTCCCAAGAGGAGCCGACCGCTGCGTAGTTGTGGCGGAACATGCTGTTGTATGAGGTCTGGACCCATGCCCCTGAGGTGGGGAGGATCGCATCCAAGTGATCTATGCCGTCCTGTTCGACCTCCACACCGTCGGTGGTGGTGACATCGTTGTGGACGACCACCACCCGTAGGACGGTGCCGTCTACGACCTCTGCGAAGTGAGCCATTAGTGCTTCCTCATGTCGTGAAACGGACGACTACGATGCCCGAACCTCCAGCACCAGACGGACCGCCAAGCATTCCGCCGCCACCGCCGCCAAGATTGGCCGTCCCAGATCCTCCTGCGGGCCAAGATGGACCACCTGCGATTGCCCCATCACCGCCGCCGCCTGAGCCACCTGAGCCGACAACCCCTGGCGAGAGGGTGCTCGTGGCACATCCACCGCCACCGCCTCCGTAAGTGACCCCGCTGCCAGTCCGATAGTCGTTGGACGAGCCAGCACCGCCGTCACCGCCAGTCCCGTCGTTGGACGCTGGCGGACCCGCTGCTACCGTACCATTGATGCTGTCGCCCCCGTTTGCGCCTGCGCCGCCACCACCACCGCTAGCCATGTAGTAAGCCCCGTTCCGATACCCGTCGCCGCCGTCGCCGCCCTGACTCCCAGCGCCGCCCGCTCTGGTGACACCGCTGTGGTATCCGTCACCGCCCCCACCACAGCCGCCAGCGCCGGCTGTGTATGACGCACCACCGCCTCGTCCACCAGCAATAGCGGAGGTCGCATCAGTAAACACCGTGTCGGTACCTGTGCCGCCAGACGAGCCTCCCGCACCAATCGTGACGGTGTGAACACCGCTAGAACCAGATGTAACGCTGAGAGGTACAGACTCAGTAACGAGTCCACCCGCTCCGCCGCCACCGCTGGAGACTCCGCCGTTTCCACCACCAGAGCCACCGCCGACGAGCAGAACATCGACTGTCTTGGTGCCAGCCGTGACGGTCATCGAACCCGAACCCGTCCATGTGACCGAGGTGTAGGAACCGTGGGTCGCCACAACGGGAGAGCCCGTCGTGGAGTAGGCGAACGATGCGCCCGTGGTCAGGGATGGCGTGTTGCCGTCGGCACCAGTGCCCTTCTCGTTGATTGCGGCGACGTTGAAGTTGTAGGAGGTACTGCCAGTCAGGCCCGTGGCCGAGTAGGTCGTTCCCGTGGAGCCAGTGTCGGCAACGAGGACCGACCCGTCCTTCTTGATGCGATAGCCGCTGATGGTCCCGCCGCCCGTGTCGGACGGGGCCGACCACGACAGGTCGATAACCGAGTCGGCAGGATCACCAGCCGACAGCGACAGGGTTCCCGGTGCGCCGGGAACCTTGACGCCGCCCTGACCAGCGACTACGGACAGGAGCATGGACATCAGCCAATGTTTCCGATCAGGCTCCACGCATTGCTGCCAATCTTGATGGCCGCAACGCTCGTGTACCTGTCCGCACAGGTCTTGGTGGAGTCCTTAGAAGAAAGCGTCGTGACCCCAGTACCAGCAGCGAAGGTGAGTGTTCCTGCTCCATTCCGCTCGTAGTAGATAACGGCTCCGTCCTCAAACGCTTCATCGGAATCCTGCGGTAGTGTCACTGTCATACCAGTACCGTGAGTGCATAGGATGTAGGCGTTCTCATCTCCAAGAGAAGGAGCGTGGGTTGTACCCGATTCGGTTGAGACATTCAGGTGGTTGTTGGTCGTACCAGTAACCGTCAGGTTCCCCGTCACCGTCAGATCGTCGGTGATGCTCACATCGCCGTCAGCAACCTCTAGGGCGTTCGCCCCGTCGGTTCCCGTGATAACCAGTTTCTTATCGCTGGCGTCCCAGAGCATGTTGTCGCCAGCGGTGACTGAGTGGAAAGTCACATCCACGCCAGATCCGTTAGTTCCAGCATCGACCGCCCCAGTAAATGTTCCTCCCGCAAGAGGCATCTTGGTGCTATCGGTAGGAACAGCCCACTTCAAGCCAACGCCAGAAACCGTACTGTCCGCTACGAGACAATGATCGTTCGTGCCTACCGTGAGTTTCGCAACCGAATCTGCGGCATCACCGTGAATCAGATCGCCTACAGCGTCGATAATGTCCTCTTGCACCACCCCAGGGGTGGTGTTGACGAACGCTTCGATGTCGTCGAAGTTGGTGTTCATCTCGGAAGCGACAATGGTCGTCCCCGCTGAGAACGTGTTTGTAACGGCTAGTGTCGCCATTTTATCTGAGTCTCCTTGGTGTGTAGGCGAACGCCAAGGCGTTCATCTCCCAATGGTCGTTGGTTGTCGGGCCGCTGACCTTCACACTTATACTCTTCGCTGTCCCAAGTGTGGGAAGGTTTTTGACTGCTGCGGTGAGATCACGGGAAATGGCATCCCACGTTGCATAGTATGGTGACGACGAATCGGCGTCGTCCCATTTAGCGGTGCCCCATTTCGATTCCGACGTTTTTCCCGTTATCGACACCTCGAAGCTCCCCGTGGCAGCCGACTTGTCGTAGTCCTTGAAAACAGACACGGGCAACTGGACGGACGCCTCAGCTGAAGTGACCATCCTGGGTCGCCCCCACCGTTTCTTCACAATCGGATTCTTGCCCGACACCCACCGTGTCACGAAATATGACGAAATGTGGGTTTCGGTGGATGTGTCATACCGATCCGTGTCACGTTTCTGTTCGTCTTCCATGTCGATGAGAACACCCGTGTTGGCGACACACGCCCCGTACACGGTTGACGACGCATTCGGCGGCTTGTAGGCATGCACCGCGGCGGCATCAATGTTGGTGGTGATCCACGCCCCGCCGGCAATCGTCGGATCGTAAATCAAAGTGCGGCGACTGGTGGACCCGCTCTCTGTCCAGTCGACGGTTACATAAAGTTTGTTGTTTCCCCACGCCAACTGCGGGTTCGAACCAAACGTGACGCGACCGTCGGCAACAGCGGGCGACAACTTGTCGAAAATCCATACAAAACCCTCACGGTTGTACAGGTACACGCCACGGTCGGCGTACCAGAAGAACGCCCCGTAGGGGGTCGCCACTGGTGACGACAACGGAACCGACCCGACATCGTTGCTGAGGGTCACCACCTGGAACGAGTCGGAATCGAAACCAAACACCGCGTACACGCTGTTGGACTTGAACACCAGCAAACGGTCCCCCATGGGGCACAGGCCCGTGATGTAGTCGCCGTGGTCGCCCTTGTCGATGTCAACATAGTCGGCAGCCGTCCACGTTTCAGGATCGTTGGCGTTCGACCAGCGCAGCCGGTATTTGTGAGCTGTCGCTGATTCGTAGGTGTTGGCAACCCACGCATGGTTGTTCCACGCCGTTATGTACTGTGCCTGCGGCATGTTGCCACCCGACCCGAACGTAACCCCCAGGTCGGCTGCCGTGGTGCCGTTCCACCTGAAACACACCTTGTCGTAGGACACGCCGTAGGCGACGTTGTTCATTGTCACCCCGTACACGCGGGTGCCGTCGGTGCGGGCCGTGATACCAGTCAGGTCGGTGAAGTTGCCCGTCGTCGCATAGGCGACCTTCGTGCCGTAGTTGACCATTATCTGATTGGTGCCACCATCGGTGTGCAACGCCCAGATGCCTTGAATGTCGGCGCTCAACGCTGTGGTGTTGAGCCGGTCGACACCGTCGCGTTGACGGATGCCGCCACGCGGGTCAACGAGGACGTTGAGCAGGTCGGGTGATTCGTTTTCCGCCAGGTTGAACTGGTCGGTGCGGAGGTTCAGGCCACCCGTGAACGATTCGAGTGCCTCAAGTTTCCAAGTGGTGGAAGCCACCTAGCTCTCCCACGAATAACGCAACCGGTTGGGCAGGTACGACTGAGACATCCACCGTGACACGCTGCGGCTATTCAACCTGACCGGTTGAGCGGCCGGCATGTCCTCGTAGCGGGCACGCAGGTTGTCCAACTCCTGGTTGAAGAGAGAAAAGTATTGAGCAGACATTGTCGGGTCTTCCTGCTGCTCGTAGGAACGGGCTATCCCGTAAGTAGCGAGAACCATGTGGAACGGTGTCGGCAGGTCCGACGGTTCCGTACTATCTGAAGACCCTGCGCCGAAAGCAGCAGGATCTTCGTACCCGCGGACATAAATGGTGTCGGCCGACGACGGTGTCGGATACAGGCGCACCGAATCAGCCCAAAAAGACCAGTACCACGGCTTGCCAGTGGTGTTGGAATCCAACGGGTAGATCACATCGCCGTCGTCGCGGCCGATGTATTCGAGAACGTGGTTGTCGGTCCTAATGGCAGCTATTTCACGCAACCCGTTGGTGACACTGGCGCCCACAACGGCGAGCGTGTAGTCCTTCTGATCGGCCACCGTGTCGAACGTGGTCGCAACCTCAAAGAACGGCCACCGTTTCTCCGAGTAGACGATCACATCGTAGGCTTCGCCCAGGAAGCGGTTCATCACATCGTCGGAAATGTCCGACGTATCGATGTCAACCACCGAGCGGACATACGACCGCATGGTCGAAATGTCCACGGCTACTCCCTATGGAAAACGCACAAGTCTCCGTCCCCGACGGGACGCCCCTTGCAGGGCGCCCCGTCGCGGGTCAGAGAACTGCATCTGACCGATTCTGGAACAACGGGTTCGCTGCTTGTCGGATTGACCTGCTGGACGTTTCGGGAAGACCCCACGGTTTGGGGCCGTGGTGTCGAATCCCGAAAGTTGTCGCCAACGGGCTGCCCGTATGGGCGTGAGCCAACCTTGTAAGCGTGTGCGAATCCTCGTCCCATCAGGATCAGGTAGCTCCGAACAGGTAACCCTGTCGCGCACGGTTGCTGCATGTGAGCTGACCGTAGCAGAGCAACTGTGAGAACACAGCGTCCTGGTTGGTTGGACGCACGAACGGTGTCGGCTTGAACCAGACATCGCTGTGAGCAACCAGTTGCAGGTACTTGGTGTTCAGGAACATCATTTCGCCACTGGTGCAAGCCCCGTCGAATGTGACGGGTGCGCCCTTGAACAGCAGGTTCTGGAACCCGCCGTCGGCCACATCGGTATCCGTGTACCGAATCTGACCATCCAAGAGTGCCTCGTACTTCTCGTACAAAGTCTGCGTGGTGATGATGATGGTCGGCTGATCGTTGCCGACCGAAACGTCGTTGTACAGGGTCGCCATGCCAGCGGCGGTAAGAGCGCCGCCCTGGTTTGTCTCAGTGGACGCCCAGAACGAGTTGCCCGCACCAGTCGGGTCGATCCCACCAAGGGAAGTGTTGGGCTTTGTAACAATCAGGTCCAGACCATTCCAGTCCTTGTTGCTGTTACCTGTGCCGTCAGCCCAGAACATGGTGTTCATGTTCTCGATGATCGTTTCCTGCGTCTGGAAAATCTTGCCTTCCAGCAGGTCGATGATCTGAGCTTCACCGTTGTTCTTGGCTTCCTCGATGCCTGAAATGGTCACCGTGGCCGCATACTGACCCCACGAATACTCAGCAGCAGAAATGCCTGTCTGAGCTGTCACGGAAATAGTGTCGGTGCCACTGTACGAACCAGCCGTACTGTTTGTCCCGTAAATAATCGGGACGACGATCTTCGCGCCACCACTGATCCGACGAATGGTCTGACCGTTCGTCAAAGCGTAGAACAACGGCCTTGCGCTGAAGATGTTATCTGTCAGCTTCGGGACGTAGTTCTTGAGCGTGGTGGTAAGAATCTCATCAAAAGAGCTGTTGCCAGCCATAAGTTTCTCACCCCCCTAAGGGTTTGTTAGGTGCCGTGTTGTTTTTTAGCGAGAGCGAAAGCTTCCCTCAACGAAGACGGCTTCCCGTCAGAACCACCCTCCGACACGACGGCCCCCGCCTGGGTGCCGCTGCCGCTAGCCACCTTCGTGGCGTCGCGTTTAGCGTCGGTGATCTCCTGGTCCTTCTGGAGCTTCTCAGCCGTGTCCGCCACTTCCCCGTACTTCATGTGTGTGAAAGCAGCAGCCAGGTTGGGAATCCGATGCGTCAAAGCATGCCGAAACAGCTCTGCCGTGTCGAAATCGCCGTACTTCTTTTTGAGGGTAGAAACCTCGCGCTCTAAAGCCTGTTGTCTATGCGTCTGCGCCTGCCGCTCCATTTGAGCCTCAAGTTGCGCCAACCGCTTCGTCGTCGGATCCTCCTCGGCACCGTCCGAATAGTTCGGCTCGGTGGCCGGCAGGGTGTCCGTCACGCCGAAAGCCGATGAAAGCGCCGCAATGGTGCCTGCTGGATCGGTTTCCAAAGCCGAAGCAATCGCCTCGGCCTGTTGTAAACGCTGACGTTCTTCTGCCAGTTCCTGCGTCTTACGGGTGTAATCCGCTTGACGCTGGTAACCGTCTTGAAGTTCCGACAGGCTGACCTGCGACTCCTCGCCGTCAACCTTGACGGTGTAGGCATCTCCAGGTTCTGTCGTTGCTTCTGATGAAACCTCTGGGATGTCCACCTCAGCGGATTCCGTTGCTTCCATGTTTTCTTCGGGCACTTCATGTCCCTTCTAGGGGAGTCCTGTATGGTTGCTCCTATAACACAAATGGCGGTGTCCCACATAATGGGGTTACAACGCCGGTAGTTCAAGTCCCATCTGGCCCTGCAACTGCGCCAACAACTCGGGAGGAACCCCGCCAGTGGGAGCAAAAGCTCCTTCTGGCGGTGCCCCAGGGGGCGGCATGGGGGATGCCGGCGCCCTGGTTGGTTCCTGAGCCGCACCAGGGGGAGCGACGGATGGGCCTTCAGGGCCACCCGTCTGCGGTCCAGCCTGGGGTTGTATCAGGAACCGTTCAGGATCCTTAATGTCGAAACCGGTTTTGAGAACATGGGCAGCCAAAGCCTGCGGGTCGATAACGGTGCCCACAAGCGGACCCATGGCGTTCAGCAGCGACACAGCCTGCTGTTTACGAATCGTGTCGTTCAACGGCTGCGTCGAACCCGCCTCGACGCTGTAGTCGTACTCGCCGACAATGTCCTCACGGCTAAACGGCACAAACAGGTCATTCGGGGCGTTGGGCACACGGGCCGTCGACTGACCAGTCATGAACTGTTGCAACAACTGGATGACACGCCGGCCAATCATCCCTATCGACAACTCCACGATAGCGAGCTTGTCAGACGCCCTGGCATTCTGGGCGTCAGCAATGATCGACGCCTCAGTCGCCGTGCGACGAATCTCAGGCATCGCACCCCTGGCGTACTCCGAAATGCCCGACACGGTGTTGATGTCCGTTTCAATAATCTCGCTGTAGGCATAAATCTCAGGTGAAATCGGCACCTGCGGCATCGGAATGACAACATCCGACAACGGCTTGTTCTCATCCACGACAGGAACCATGCGGCCATCCTCATCGGATTCGAGGGCTTCACGGCCCTCGGGTCCAAACGACCGCTCATGGAACAGATACTTGCGGGCATACCGCTTACGATCATTCATCAACTGCGAACGGGTCTTATCCAGCTCCAGTTGCAGCGACTCAATGGCCTCCAGGTCACCTATCGGATAGAAAAAATCGGGAACATCGTAGTTGCGGAGCATCACGAACGGCTGCCCGTAGGCATACGGCATCGGCAACGGATTGATGAGAAACTCGTCGGTTGTCTCCCCCCACACCGACATTGTGTTGGAACGGATGTCGTAAAACTCCCAGATCGTTACCCGTTCCTCGTCAAACAGGTACTCCCTGTTGTCAAGATACTGGGCGGCATACATCGGGTTCACGCCACCGTCGGCCGTCAACTGCTTCCGCACCGAAGGCCGATACCGCCTATCGTTCTGCGCCTCCTCCAAGGGGCGCACAATCTTCTGAGCAATCCAGGTGAGGTCATCCATGCAGGTCGCCTCAGGATCGACATAAACATCGAACGGGGAAACACGTTCCACGAACGGCTGATCCTCCACCACCATCATCGCCGTCTGAGGAACATTCGCAGCCATCTCGTCGTCAGTGGGGAGACCGCCAGCCAAAGCCGGCGCCTCAGCAGCAAACGCATCCACCTCCGAAATGGCCTGATTCAACATTTCCTGCTGCTCAACATCCGACAGCGACGTTTCCTGCTCAACGAACTTCCAACCAACCTTGATCCAGCCATGGCCGAAAATCAGGAAATCCTTCACAGAGCGACGGAACGGAGTGCGAAAATCGTGATGCCGCCACATATGGTTCACAACCGCCTCCACAAACGCGGCCCTGTCACCATTCTGAGGCTCATTGGCGGAAACAACAATCTTCGGATGGTTCACCGACACCGACGGAGCGATCACATTCACCGTCGAAAACGACAGATTCACCGCGATCAAATCACGTTCCGCCGACGTAGTCCCAGGCCAATGCCGGCCACGATACAAATCGTTCAACCGGCGCCAGGTCTCGTCGAGACCCTCCTGGTCGCGCCAACGACGCGCACGATCAATGCGCTCCCGATACTGATCCAAAGTCTCACTACGAGTCTTACGAGGCATCAGAACATCGCCCTATCAGGCAACCTTTCAATATTGCGGCCCTGAGACTTCGCCTCCTGATACCGCTTGTCCCCCAACTCGCGGCGAGACAAATGCTGCTCGTCGGCAGGCAACTGGGAACGGTAACCCGACTTCGTGTCAACACGCAAAGTCAGGAGCTTCTGACGCCACTCCCACAGGTTCGCAAGTTCATCCGAACCCACAGGCCCCCGAACAGATTCCGTATATGAAACGAAATCGTCGAACGTGGCATCAGGTGGCAGAACCGCCACCGCTACGGCTGCTTAGAAGCAGGCTCAACCTTGCCGACAATGCCATGCTGGTTGACCGGCGTTTCACGCACACTGATCTCCCCGTAGCCGCCCGTCTGGTTGTTCACCTTGGGTGAATCAAACCGCTGCTTGGGTGAACTGGGGCCACCAGGCTCCCAAATCGGGTTCGCCACGACAGAACCGCCGCGCTCCATCTTGTTGTTCTGACCCTTCGAGCCATCAACCGTCGTCGACGCTGAAGTGTGCGAAACAAACCTTGCCATCTGATACTCCTCGTATATGGTCCCTACTTAGACAAATACGGTGTCCCACGCACCGTCGTCCCACCGATCCTCAAATCGCCCCCCACGGCACCAGAACGATCCGCCAAACGAGCAAACCAGTCCACAGTCCAGTAATCATCGACCTTCTGCACAAACTCAGGCGCATACGCATACTTTCGCATCTGATTCGCCAAAGCCAAAGCGATCACACGATCATCGTAAGGCGACCCCGACATCGACCCCCGCTCATTGCGGACAAACGTCCGCAACTCCGCAATCGTATGCCGGTCATAAATCGTCAACTCGCCGTTCCGCAACGCCATCCCCAAATCGTCAATCATCAACGGCTTCGTAGTACGAGTCGTCTTCCACCCAAACTCCTGAGACACCTTAGAAGTCGCCTGGTTCAACGAACGACGCCGAAACAGATTCGGATACCCCAACTGGCGCAACATCGTGATCGTCGTCAAACCATGATTATTGGCCTCCACGCAACACAAAGCATCCCGATACCACAAACCCAGAGACAACACCTCGTCAGCCAACGCATCAGGCGGAATGTGCCCATGCCACGCAGCAACCAGCTCCCCAGTGTTCAAATCCAAAACATGGGCGCACGAATAATCGCCATGCCCCAGGCCCTCAGCCGTATCCACCCCCATCACATAGCCGTGCTGCGGATTCGGATGCACCCACACCTCCAAACTCATCGGCGAAACTCCACAGCCCTGGCAGACACCTTATGCAAATACCCCGACTCGCCAAACCTGACACGGCGACCCATCTCCTCCAACAAATCCAAATCGAACACAGGGTTACCCGACTTGACAAACGCCTCCTCAGGCGTAGACGGATACTCCTGAGCCAACTGCCACGGCAGCATCGACTGCTGCTTCTCCTCATACCAGGCCGGCCCCCGATCCTCAGTCGCAGACCACGGAAAAAACATCGACTCGAACTTGTTGTTGCCCGTCGTGGCACCAACCCAAAGTTCGTGAAAAAAGTTCCCCGACCCGTTAGCAGTCGACAAACCAATAATACGGCCACCCACATCAGCGACCGGCTCTATAGAAGCCCACGCCTCCTCAGCATTCGGCAAAAACGCCCACTCGTCAACCACAACCAACGTAGCCGACTCACCACGCGCAGGATCAGACGCCGAAGGCATCGAAGTAATCTGACTACCATTCGCAAACCCCATCTTCTGCTGATGCTCAATCAGCGACTTCGGCCCACGCTCAACCATCCACCTCGGCATGTGGGAAAACCCGTACTTCGACTTACGCAACAACAACACCGACTCACGCTCAGTGCGAGACAAATCAATCACATTCTGATCCGCATGAAAAAACGCCAACCAAAACTGGTGAGCAGCCACCAACGTCGTCCACCCAATCTGACGAGCCTTCAACGACAACGAATACCGGTACTCACCCCAATGCTCCAAAGCCTCCGCCTGGGCTTTCCGCAACTTGAACAAAATGCGCCCCTCAGCAGGATGAGCTATATACCAGTAATGCTCCAAAAAATACTTCTCGCTACGAACACACTTCCGCCACTCCGCCTCCTGACGCAACTCACCCAGACGGCTCATCACCCAGGATGATCCGCAAGGAACTCAGCATACGCCTCAGGGCTATTCAAAATGATAGTAACCCCTTCAGGCTTCGATGACCGACCAAGATTCATGCTAATCGTTCCAA